TGAAGAACAACCGGCAGACGATTCAGAAGAGCCGACACAAGCCGGAATGGGTTCATTTAATACTAAGAGTAGGGGCACCGCTCAAAATAAAAAAGCAAGCGCTTACAGTGATGCTCAAAAGGATTTTCATTTCAAGCGTATTGACCGAAAGCGTGAGCAATGGGTTTTAAACATGACACGCAAAAGCGCCAAGCTTTTTGAAAGTGAAGGCGAGCTATTAGCCAAGGCGGTTAAAAGCGGCGATTGGAAAAAAGCGCTAGAGAAGAACGCCGCCAAGTGGGAAACCTTTTTAATAGCTAGTTACACCGGCATTGTTGAAGACATTGGCGCGGCACATTATGACGACTTAACAAAGAACTATGAGCCGAGCGAATACAAAGCGGCAAGAGACTTCTTTAATCCGTACACCGAGACAATAAAAGCCTACATACGAAAGCTTGCAGGCACAAAAGTTGCTATGGTGAGCGATTGGACAAGGCAAGTCATTGGCGCAATGGTTGAAGAGGCGAACGAAGCAAACGCCACAATGGACGAACTAGCCAAAAACATTAAAGACCAATACAAAGAATTTAGCCGTTATAGAGCATACCGCATTGCAAGAACCGAGACACAAAACGCACTAGGCTATGCACAGCACCAAGCAGGCTTAAAAGCGCAAGAGGTGTTAGGGCAAACGCTAGTAGGTGAATGGTACACAAGCCTAGATGACCGCGTGCGAGACAGCCACGAAAAGATGCACGGCGAACGTGTGCCGCTTGGAGAAGCTTTTTCAAACGGCTTGAAATATGCAGGCGAATACACACAAACCGAAAAGACCGGCGAGAATATCAATTGCCGTTGCGTTATATTACATCACTTTGAATAGATGGAGGCACACGAATGCTTTTAAAAAATCTTAACTTTGAATATAAAGCCAATTCAGATAAGCGAGAGTTTGAAGGCTATGCAAGCACATGGGATAGGGATTTAGGCGGCGACCAAATACAAAAGGGCGCTTTTAAAAAGACCATTACAGAACGTTTTCCGCAAAACAAAGTAAAAATCCTATGGCAACATAATGAGCCAATTGGACTTCCTACGCACATGGAAGAGGATAGCAAGGGGCTTTATGTAAAAGGGCGCATTAGTAAAACACGCCTAGGCGATGAAGCACTAGAGCTTATTAAAGACGGCGTGGTTGACCAAATGAGCATTGGTTATGACGTTGTAGGAGATGACATAAGCGAGGATGGACAAACACGCTTTCTTAAAGAGCTTGTGTTATATGAGTTTTCGCCGGTTACGTTCCCGATGAATCCAAACGCCGACATTGTAAGCGTGAAGACGCATTTTAATAGCCTTGTGAAAGAATTTTCTAACCCTGTTATGGCAAACATGTTGAAAGAGCATAAAAACTTTGCAAAAGCCGATATTAAAAGCATTGAAAACACGATTAGAACACTTGAAACGCTTTTAAAACAGCTTGAAGCAGGCACAGTTGAGCCGAATGACCTTCACTCAATTAATCCTTTCCAAGCTCTTATAGCCGACATGAAAGGCTATAAACCGACTCAAACAAAGAGCAAGAAAGATGACCAAGACGAGTTTATAAGCGCTTGTATGAGCCGCTTACATTCACGCTATCCCGACCAAGAACAGCGCCTTGCCATTTGTTTTTCTGAATGGGAAGACCAATAAACACAACAGGAGGAAACACCATGTATATTAAAAAGCCATTTGTACCGCTTTTAAAATTAGATATTCAATTCTTTGCAGAAAACAAAAAAGACGAAGAAATTGACCTTAAAACACTTCAAACAGAATTCAACGCATCATGGAAGAGCTTAAAAGGTTTATTAGACCAACAAGCAGACGAAATGAGAACACACGGAGAAACGGCACAATCTACAGCCGATTCTATCACAGCGATTGAACAAAAAATCAATCAATATGAGCAAGAACTAAAAGGCGTAACAGACAAATACAAAGACTTTGAAACAAAAATGCAACGTCCTTCATTTGGTGGCGGCGAGCGTGCGAAAAGCGCCGGCGACTTACTAATTGAATCAGATTCTTATAAAAACATGGGTAGCGGCGAGTTTAAAGCTAGCCAAAGCCTAAAAGGATTCTTTACAAAAGACCTAGATTCAACAGACCCTAAAGGCGGCATTCTTGTAAGCCCACAAACAATTGCAGGCGTTCTTACACCGCCGCAAGAAGATTTACGTATTCGTGACCTTTTAAACGTTCAACGTACAACTTCAAACGCTATCGAGTACATTGTTGAAACTGGCTTTACAAATGCGTCAGCAGTAGCGCCGGAAAAATCACTTAAACCACAATCAGACTTAACGTTTGACATTGAGAGCGCAACAGTTAAAACATTAGCGCATTGGATTCCGGCAACACGCCAAATCATTCAAGATGCTCCAATGTTACGTAACTATGTTGACGGACGTTTAACATATGGACTAGCACTAACAGAAGAGGCACAAATTCTTTACGGTGACGGCGTGGGCGACAATATGGCAGGGATTATGACAAATCCAAACGTGCAAAACGTTGGAGGCGTAGCGGCGGCAGATACACGCATTGACCATTTACGCCGTGCGATTACACGTACATTACTTGCAGGCTATCCGGCAACAGGTATTGTATTACATCCGTCTGATTGGGAAGACATTGAGCTTCAAAAAGGCACAGACGGTCATTATATTTGGGTATCAGTGGTTAACGGTGGAGAAACACGCCTATGGAGAGTGCCGGTTGTTCAATCTACAGGCATGAACGAAGGCGAATTCTTAGTAGGTGCATTTGGACTTGCAGGGCAATTATGGGATAGAGAGCAAGCAAATGTGCGTATCTCTGAACACCATGCAGATTACTTTGCACGTAACATGCTAGCTATTCTTGCAGAAGAGCGCTTGGCATTAACTGTATACCGTCCAGAAGCATTTGTTCGCGGTGCATTCACAGCGGCAGTATAACCCTAGACGCATGAGAAGGGGGCAAATTGCCTCCTTTTTCAGTTTTTAATACTAAGACAGCAGGAGGACAAACAACATGGAATTAGTAGCCTTAAAAACGTTCTCGCGTGGGGGCGTGAATACTGTTAAGCAAGGTGACACATTCACAGCGAATGAAGCACATGCACAGGAATATATTCGACTTGGTTTAGCAAAGCCGACAGACGCAAAAGAAGCGGCTAAGGTTGAAGCGGCAAGCGCACCGGCAACAGACGTTGCAAAGAGCGACTACACCGAGGACGAATTGAACCAAAAAACTATTACTGATTTAAAGAAAATTGCAAAGAATATTGGTGTCACTGGCTATAGTAGCTTTACAAAAGCCGAATTGGTTTTTGCTATTTTAGCGAAACAACAATCAAACGTGGAGGGATAAACCATGAAAGATACAAATGGACAAGACATGAACGAACCTAAACGCAACCAAGCACCACAAAGCGAGCCGGCGGAACGTCCACAAGAAACACAATTTGGACAAGAATTTTCCGAAGAAGTGGGCGTGAATGATGTAAACCGTGAAGAAAGCGGCTACCCAAGCGAGCAGAAAGACGCACGCGGCGGAAACCACAATCCAAAAGGTGCAAACCAATATACAAGTGGGCGAGTTGATGACCGTGGACGCAAAGGCAAAGAAGGCGGCATGGAAACAAAAGGTGCAGAACAAAATAACGGAAATAAGCACGCAAACCAGTACACAGAAGGACGCAATGACGACAGGGGGCGCAAAGAATAATGGCGGTATTTAACCTACAAGCGTTAGCAGACCGAGCACGCTATTTTGAGCAAGTGCAAGGCATGAGCGCACAAGATGCAGAAACACAAGCATTTAAAGAAGCAGGCTTCCAAGGTAAAGAGGATTTACCACAAGGCGCCTATACTGAATTTCAAGCACACGTGGCGAACCGTACAACAGACAGCGAGTTTGCACGCAACGATAAAGACCGCTTATTAAACCGCCGCGAAGCAGGCGCACAAGCGCAATACGATGTAAACCCACAACCGGACACAACAACAAGCGATGCCGGTTTAGATAGCAATACTACACAGCAAAGCGAGTGAATTAGATGCCATTTGTAGAGCGCTTAATTGTCACAGGTACAGCCGACTATTTGCCATTGGATGAAGTAAAGAAATGGTGCAAAGTTGAGCATGAGCTTGACGATGATATTTTAGAAAATCTAAAAGAGTTCGCAATCTACGAGGCGTATAATTTCATGCAGAATGATTTTGAATACACAAGCGATGAAGGGGAGTTGGTTTTAGTGCCAATTCCCTTTCATGTTAAATTGGCTTGTCTTATGTATATTGCCTATCTCTACGAGCATAGAGGCGATGAACCCACAGACATACCGCCAAACAGCATGAAGTTATTACAGCCTTATAAGAGGTTGGTAGGACTATGAGCATAGGCAAGATGAAAGACC